GATGATGCCGAGCGTGTTGGTGTACTTGAAGCGGTTGATGATGTCGGGATGGTTCTTCAGCACGGCCACGCACGGGCTGCTGAGCACCAGCGTCATCTGGTCGTCGGCGATGCCGCTCTGGCGGAGCAACTCCTTCGCCTCTTCCACCTGCACGATGGGGTGCGAGCCGTCGGTGCCTTCGTCGGGCACGGCGGGGTACACATCCCACTGATTGTTCGACCCGGAAGAGAGATCGACGCCGTTGGGAAAGTTCGAGAGCGAGAGCAGCAGATTGGCGATCTCGATCTCGCGCGAGCGCCGGATGCGCCCAATCAAATCGCCCGTCAGGTGCTGCTTGGTGCTGAAGCCCAGGCCGAGGCCGTAAGCCTCTTCCTCAAAAGCCACCGCGCCTTTCAGAGCGTGCGACCGGCAGAAGTAGCTGTTGGTCGAGTAGTTTCGCCGGATGGTGGCAGCGTTCGCGCTGGGCGCGCGCAGCGTCGATCCGGGGATAATCAAATTCTGACGATCCCAGATCAGGTAAGGAAAGGACTGCCGCTCGACAGGAACCTTCGGGCAGAAGATGTCGCCGACCAGCGCGACCTGGTCATCGGCGAATTCCTTCGCGTAATTGCTCAGGGCTACATTCGGAAACCCTGCTGGTGCCAGACCAACGTAACCGCCCATTTTTCAGTTCCTCCAGGCCGCAGTGGCCGATGAAATCGTTCTTCGTGTTGCGCGGGCGGCGCGTGGCCGCCCGGTTGAAATCGTTAGCTCAGGATTACTGGAGTCGGGCCGGTGAGGCCTTTTACCATCCACTTGCAGCCCACAGCAACAAACTGAATGCCATCGCCAACCGCGGCGAAGGTTGCATAGCCGGTGGTTGCCCCGATGATGATCCCGGCCGAGGCGTGGACCGTGTGCGCGTGAGCCGTTTCGGCTACGATGTACAGCTCGGTGCCATCCTGCGCCGCCGTCGGCGTCGCCAGGGTCATGGCCAGCGCGCCCGCGCTGCCCAGGCCGTAGATTCCAGAGACAACCGGAATCGCGGTCGAAGTCACTTCATGAGTGACCTCGGTCAGCTCGGCGTAGTTGTCCAGCGTGGCCGAGCCCACAAGAGATATGAGATTCCAGATCCCACCCACCGCTTGCAGGAACACGCCATCGCCTTCCAGCGCTAAGGTCACGATATGGCTGGTGCCGTTGATCTTGTTGCCGGCTGCGGTGATGGTGTGCCCATGGGAGGTTTCGGCGGTGATGAAGAGGATCACGCCATCCTGGCCGCCAGATGGCGTCGCCAGCGTCATGGCCAGCGCGCCAGCGCTGCCCAGGCCATACGTTCCGGAAGTCAGCGGAATGGCGCCTGCGGAAGTGATGTGGGTGACAGTGGGCGTGGCCACAAACGAAGTGGCCGTGCTGCTGCACAGGAAGCCGAAGAGCCCCAGCACGAAGACGTTGGCGAAGCTGCCCGGCGAGACGTAGGTCTGCGATTCGAGGGCCACGGCCACCACCGCATTCCCCGAGACAGCCGGAACCAACTGGCCGGAAGCGTTGACGGCGAGAGGATTCAGCGCGGTCACGTTGGCGCCGATCTGAGCAATGCACTGGCCGAACTCGACCACGGCGTTGGGGTTGGAGGTGCTGATCGCATCCTCTTCGAGAATGCCCACACAAACCATTCCCGGAGTAACGGCGAGTGTCGCTCCGTTGACTCCAGCGGCATCGGTGCCGGTGTAGGTGACGGCCAGGCCGCGCGAGTAGCCGGTGACGGCCGCGGGCAGCAGGGATTCCTTTGCCTGCACGCCTCTGGGACCTTTTGCTTCGACGTAAATGTTTGCCATCATCGCCTCCTGGCGTGAAATCAAAATCGTGTGCCGCGTCGGATCAGTCCTGGTTACCAATCCGAAGTGGACTTATTCCTGCCGAGACCGAACCAGGCGCTCCAGCAGCAAACTCAGACCTGTCCGGCGGCTCCGCTGCCGGCAACCGTCAAGTCAGGATGCTCCTGGGCGGCCTGCGCGAGCGCCTCGCCGAAGCTGATCCCTTTGCCGCTGTTCTCCGCCTTGCGGGCATCTTTGATCGCATAAGCGGCATCGCTCAGCGGATCGCCGGTGCCAGCTTTGCCTTTGCCCACGCCGGCTTCCACCAGGCGCGGACCGCCGGGAACGATCTTCGGCAGCCCTTCCATGAACTCGACCAGCGTCTCCAGCGCCGTGATCTTCCGCTTCTTGTCGCCCTCGCCGAATTCGACGGTCTTCGTGGATGCGGCCAGCTCCTCGAAGACCAGGCCGAGGCCCATCTTCTCGAAGGCTGGAACCCACTTGCCGGCGGTCTTCAGCTTGGTCATGGCCGCGACGGCGCGCTGCTTCACTTCGCCGCCGGCGATGGCCGTCTCGCGCTCCGCAAACTTCGCGGTCTGCGCCTTGAGATCGGTTTCGAGCGCCGTGACCTTGGCCTGGAGCGGCGCTGCTGCGGCCGTTGCGGCCTCGGTGGCGATGCGCTTGGCATCGTCTTCGCTGAAAGTTTTGGGAGCAGCGCTCCCGCTGAACAACTCGGCGAAGAATGCCTTGACGGATTCCTTCACCTGCTCGGGCATTGTTTTTTCTGTTGCTGTTGCCACTGGGTTTTCCTCCCCGAAGTCCACCTCGATGAACTTCTGGCCATGATCGTCAAAAGCGATGTCTTGCAGTCCCTTCACTTCGGGAATGCCTGCTCCCAGCCACGCCAGATGGCGCAGCCCGGTGATGTTGCCGGCGGCGTCCTGATAGAACGCGGCCGAGCGCTTCTTGAACTTTCCCGCCTTGCGGGCTTCCTCGAACTTGGGATCGACCTGGCGCTCCCTGGCCAGCAGCTTGTCGCCATCGAGGGTCAGGGCATCGATCCATCCATACGCGGGCTGATCGTCGGCGCGGTGGCCGAGCGTCTCCGGAGCCTCGTGATAGGTGGGATCGTAGTTGCGCACCACGCGGCCGAGATCGGCGGCGGTGATCACGCCCTTGCCCGCGGCGATGTAATCGCCGGCGCGGAAGATCTCCATCCACGGGCGCGGCGCTTCGCCGTGCTCGGAACTCGCCAGATAGGTTTTGTGGAAGTTGCTGGTGTCGATGCCGTGCTTCTTGGCTTCAGTTTCGATCTTGCGCGCCGTGGCCGCCTTTTCCGCTTCGGGCACATGCTTCTCGTGGCCGAACATCTTCACCGCCGAGTCGACGTGATCGTCGTCGATGGGCAGATGCCAGGTGGAGATGTCTTCGTCGTCGCCCACGTAGGCGAACTTTTCCTTGGGAAGCGGCTTGCCGTCGACGGTCTTGGTGAGCGCCATGAAGCCAATTTACAGGCTCATTGACAGGTTGGTGCGGCAACTGCGGGAAGCGCCGAAACTGCGGAAGTTTACGCTGGGATGGAGGATGGGAGGCTAAAAGCGGAGGCCGCAAGACAAGCGGATTCGCTCGAACGCGGGAGGACCTCAAAAAGCATCTTATACCCGATTCTGACTTTTACAATAGATTTTGGTTTTTTAGCCGCCGGTGAGCGTGTGGAAGCCGGGCGCGGGAATGCCGATGCGCGCCAGCAGCGGCAGGCGCTCCAGGCCGCCTTCATCGCTGCCTTCGGGCGCGTCTTCGGGAAGAATGGGGATCACCGAGCAGCGGCAGTTGTAATCGTTGGGCGGATAAATCTTGAGCCACACCGGATCGATGGCGCGGGCGCAGAAGCCGTCCAGGGCCGCGTGCGCTGGGCGCACTCGCAGATCGCCCACCGTCCAGTATTGCCAATAGGGCAGCGCGTCCATCATGCCCGGCTCGCGCATCTGCTCAAGCCTGCCGGCGGAGTAGGCTTTGCCGGAGTTGGTTTGGAAGACGGTGTCCAGTTCGAAGGCCGCCAGCTTCTCGACGCCGGCGTCGCTGCACAGCTCATCAACGGCCGAGTGAAAGTCCGCGCGTGTTCCGCCCTTCGCCAGGGTCGCGGAGAGCGCGTCGCGTATCTTTTCGATCAACCTCTGATCGCTGATGCCGGCCACGGTGAAGGCGTCGTTCTGATATTGCCGCGTGAGCCCGTCGAAGACTTCCCGCGTCACTGGAGTGAGGTTGCGCAGATAGTTGACCGCGCCCGTGGGCGGCAGATCGAAACTGAAACCGACATCGAGCGTGCCACCTTCATCATCGGTCTGAGCAAAGATCCGCGTGTGGCCCATTTTGGTAGCCAGGCGGATGGGATGTTTGAGCTTGACCAGGCCGAAGCGCGCGACATGCAGCCGCCCCAGCAGGTTGGCCGCGGCCAGGTGGCGGCTGAGCAGATCGCCGATCTGGATCTGCGCGACGTGCGCGGGAGATGTGGGACCGAAGTTCATAGATCAAGCCATGGCTCAGGCGTAGGCGCCGCCTGAATTGTGCGCCAGGATGCCCAGCGAACGATCAGGCCGCTCTTTCCGTTGCTGTCCGGGATTTTGCATTCGTGCATGGTCTCCCGGTCAAAGTGTTCATCACCGAGATTCCGCGTGCATCGGACCGGCGCGCCGCCGTTCACTGAGATGGTGGCTATACATCGCATTCGTTTCTCCTACTCCCTCGGAGGCACGGCCGTGGCGGCGATCTCGCGCACGCGCCGCTTGTAGATGTCGATTGTGTCGGCCTTTAATTGATCGAAGACTTGGTCGTATTGCTCCATCTCTGCGCGCATGGCCGCCTCCGCGCCGCGCTGCGCCTGGCGCTCGGTGAAGCTGGCCGACGAGGTGTCGCGCAGCGCCACCGACGGCGCGTTCACGTTGGGCACCAGAATCTGGTCTTTATCGATGCCCGGAGCCAAGGGCCGGTCATAGCGATCGGAGATGTAGCCGGCGGTGAACTGGAAGCCCATGCGCTGCAAGCCGGTGTCCACGGTCAACGCCAGATTCAGGTCCTCCGCCTCTTCCAGATCGAACTGCCAAACGGGCATGGGCGCCGTGGGGCCGTAATTCCACAGGACCAGCGGCCTCACGAGTTGGCGGTTGATCACTGATTGCAGGCTGCGGCAGATCTCCACCGATCGCTGATCAAGCGTGTCGGCGTGGGTATCGCCTTGCCCTTTGGAGCCGATACCATCCTCGCCGGAGAAGCTGGTCAGCGTTTCGCCCTTGATTTTCCGGGCGATCGACAACTGCATCTTTGAAAAGAAGTGTTCGTAGACATCGGGATTCTGGGCGCGCGCGATCTTGAGCAGCTCCGCGTCGTATTCAAAGCCGTGGGGAACGGCCACGGCCACGCTATCGATCAGGGCCTGCGCGATGTTCACGGCGGTCTTACGGGCCGACTCGTTGTCGGGATCGTTGTAGTGCACCACCGCCGTGCCCGGCCCTTTTTCCGCAAATTGCATCCACAGCCGCTGGATGTTGCGTTTGAACCAGGAGGGGTAGAATACATCCTTAAGCAGCGGGCTACCCATGCGGTTGCGCGCGTAGGGGCGGTAGCTGTAGACCAGGAACTTCTGCTCGGGAACTTCGGCGCCGTCCGAGGCCCAGGGATTGTCGAGCAGTTGCAGGTTGCGCACCTGCGGCTTGAAGCGGTTGCCGAAGAGGAAGAGCTCCTGAGGGCAATCGGAGATTTCCAGCAGGGACGCCTGGCCTTCCGATACGTCGAAGATCAGCTCCTGCACGCTGAAGCCGTAGCCGGGCGCTTTCAGGATGCAATCGAGCACCGCGTGGAAGTCGAGCTTGCCTAGCTCCGCCTCGATGAATTTTTTGATCTCCGCGGCCTGCGCCGATTCGTCGCGTGGAGCCGGCAGGATGCTGCGGTCGCGTTGCAGCACGGTCGTCTTGAGTTCTTCCAGGCAGCCGGAAACGTCTTCATCCTTGCTTTCCAACTCGCGGTAGTAGGCCATGGCCTGGGGCATGTTGTAGATCATGGCCGCCATCACTTCCGTGGGGTTGCGCGTGCCTCCGAAGGCCATGGTGTTGCGGTAGAGCGAAATCTGCTGCAGGTACAGGCTCTCCGAAGAGATGATCTCGCCTTTGGGCGGCATGGGGGGAACAACCGGCGCTTTGGACTGAGCCATGGTCAGAATCCTTTCAACTGCGAATAAGAAGTGGGCTTGTCTGAAGCCTGCACGCCGGTCAGTACGCACACAGGTCCGTTGTCCCCGGCGAGAAGCGCCAGCGCCTGCGCCCAGAATTCATCGGCGTGGCCTAGCTCGGTGCGGTCGGCGTCGAAGCGGAAGTTGCCCGCGGCCGTTGGAATCCGGCGCACGGCGTGAATTGCGCCGCGAAGATTGCGGTCGTCGGGGATGCGGATGGTTCCTTCTTCGTAATTGCGCCGGGTGCGGACCGCCAGGTCTTCTTTCACGGCCAGCGTGAAGGTGACCGGCTCCACGCGGTAGCTTCCCCACTTGATCTGCAGCTCCTCCGACATCTGCATTCCGATGCCGGTCGAGTCGAAGCAGCAGCGCCGGATGGGCAGATGCTCGAAGAACCAGTCGATCCGCTTGCGCTGCATGGCGAAGGGCACGGCGCGCATACGAACGATGGCGCGGGTCCAGAAAACGCCCAGCGCCTTTTCCAGCAGGTAAACGACGGTCAGGTCTTTTTTGCGGCCGATGTCGATGCCCAGGAAAAGCTCACCGACAGACTTGAAGCCTTCCGGCAGATCGATCGAGGCGAAGATCGATTCCGCCGCCTGAATCTGATCCCAGGTGATCCAGCTTGAAGCGTCGCTGATGAACTGGCAGCAGAATTCCGATTGCCAGATGTCGTCGTCGGGGCAGCCCTCGCGCAGTTTCACGATGTCCGCGTCGAGCCCCTGCGCCACCGCGTCGTAGATCGTGGTGCAGTGCTTGGAGAATCCGTTCTCTTTTTCGCACAGCTCGTAGAACATGCCGGATTCGCCGCGGCACGTCGAGCCGATCTCCATCGAATAGCCCCGCGTGATGGAGGGGTAGACCGCCGCGTAGATTTCCTTGGCCTTTTTGTGGGAAGCGAATTCATCGGCCAGCACGTTGCCCGTGTAGCCGCGGGCCGTGTCTGGATTGGCGGGCAGAAAGATCATGCGGGATTTGTTCGAAGGAAAATGAATGATAGACTGCGTTTCTTCGACGCCCTCGACGAATGCCCCGGTGCCTTCCTTCTCAATGAACTCGTAGCCGCGCGCAGCCTGCTCGATCTGCGCGATGGCTTCGACGTGCTCTCGCGCTTTGTGCGCCAGCTCGTTCGACTGGCGCTGGCCTCCGGAGAGCGCGATCCACAGCGTCTTGTGGCGCACCAGGTCGGTGACGGCGCGGAAGGTGGAGCAGAAGCTGAAACCGATCTGGCGGGCCTTCTTCCAGATTTTCAGCTTCGATTTATCGTTGATCCATGCTTGCTGGTAGGCGAGGAAGATTTCTTTAGACGGCGCCATAAATCTCCCTCACCTTCTCCAGGAGATCCTCGCGGGTGAGCGCCACCGCGGGCTTGCCGTCCGCGCCTTCGATCTCGCCGATCAGTTTGCCGGCCTTTTCCTTGATGAGATCGAGCTTGATCTGCACGTTCTTTTCGTCAACTGCGACGCGCCGGGCCTGCAGCTCCACGCGCTGCAACCGCGACATGGTCAGCGACAGCAGGTTCAGGCCCTCAAGAAACTTGGCCTGGTCGCCGGGCCCCACTTTCTGCATCAGCGTGAAGACCTGGTCGCGCATGGCGTTCATCACCGCCGCGTTGCTCTCCGCCAAATCGTTCCCTGCCCATAACTGTGCCCATTCCCGCGCCTTGGCGCTCTCGGCGAGAACCTGCGCCCGCACCTGGGATACGCGCAGGTCGAACCATCTTTGCAGGGACGACTTCGCCAGGCGCAGGCCTGGGAAGAGATCGAGAGCGTCGGTATCCACCTGCACCCAGTCGATGAAGCCGCCGCCGTCCTTCTGCCACTCCGCGCTGTAGGGCTTTGCGGATTGCTCGGCTATCTGCACCCAGGTGCGGCCGCGGTCGTAGAGCGCCTTGATCGCGGCTTGCGCGGATTCCGGCAGCCGGTCGATCTTGAGCGGCTGCCTTGCCTTGCGCGGCTCTCCGGTTTTAGGCCTGGGCTTGGTCATGCTTTTGCGGATGCCCTCTGCAAATTCACACATAAAGACGCTATCTCTTCAAGACTCAGGTTTAAGCCAAGCTCCCGTAGCATCCCTCGCATGAGCCCGGTGACGATAGGTCCGGAGCCCGACATGCCCGGCTTCCGACGGAGTCTCTGAATAATTCCTCGCGCGCGTTTTTTCTCGATGTCTGTCATGGTTTTGTCATCGTTCCTTTAGCGTTAAAACGTAATCATGCGATA